GTACTGACTACAGTGTTGGTTCTTGGGGTTATACTATTTGTTATAGCAAGATGCGCGTTCGCTGGAACGGCATTCTATCAGTACGACTATACAGAAGGTGGTAACAGGTTCTGCGTGTACGATTACTTGGGTTCTGAGTACATCCTCACTATCCCTTCGTACAAGTGGTGCCCTCAAACAATCGAGGTTGACTAACGATGAGCGCTACACACAGACGAATACTAACGAGGAAAGAGAAGGAGCGCCTGTTAGAACAGGTACGAGAGCTGCGACGTAAGCAGAGGCGGCGTGAGCAGTGGACTGCCTTTGTCTTGGTTGGCTTGTTCACAGCTCTTGCTGTGTCGGGGATAGCCATACTCTACGCTAAGCTTCTTACTGCATCGCTATGACACTACCGACATTCCTAACCGATCCTGATCCTTCTATGTACAGGCGAGAGCTTGGGAATGCAGTAGTGCTGGACTTCGAGACTACCAATATCGAGAACGGCACAGCCCTCAACAAGGACAACAGGCTCGTCCTGTCCTGCTGGCGTGATCGTGATGGTGGTCACTATTCGTGGAATGGAGAGATGGACTTGGCACCGCTGGTGCGTGCGTGTAACGACGCCTCGTTCCTGATAGCGCATAACGCCAAGTTCGAACTACAGTGGCTACAGCGATGCGGGTTCGACATCAGCACTAAGCCAGTGTACGACACGATGGTTGGTGAGTGGGTACTGCAGGGCAACAGGCCTGCTGGTATCCTCGCATCCCTAGACGACTGTCTGGAACGTCGTGGTATGGCTGGCAAGATGTCGATAGTTAGCCGCATGATCAAGGCGGGGGTTTGTCCCTCCGAGATACCTCGTAGCTGGTTGTTACGCTACTGTCAGATCGACGTTGATCAAACGTTAGCTCTGATGGAGCGACAGCTCGAAGAGATGGAGGGTACGCGCCTGCTCCCCATAGTTTACACACGATGCTTGACCACTCCAGCACTAGCTGACATAGAGTGGAACGGCCTACACCTTGACAAAGAACGAGTAGAGAAGGAATACAATGAAACCGTTGAGCAATACAATGCCGCACGTGCGAAGATGGACATCCTTACTGGCGGGATCAACCCGGGCTCGCCGCCGCAGGTCGCCACTTTCGTTTATGGTAAGTTGGGGTTTGAAGAAGCAAAGGATAAGAGCGGTACTCCTATCCGAAATAAGCCGACCAAGCAGTTCCCAGACGGACTGCCCAAGACAGACGAAGCGACGCTCTTATCGTTGCGAGCTACTACGGACGATCAACGAGAGTTCATTGAACTCAGAAAAGAACTAGCTCACCTTACAAACGCACTAAGTAAAAACCTAGAGATGTTCGTTGGGGCGTGCCGTGAGAATGACGGCATGATCTACGGTCAGCTGAACCAGTGCACAACTAAGACGCACAGGCTCTCATCTTCTGGCCGGAGTACAAAGTACAACATGTTCCCAAAGCCAAAGGGATGCCAGTTCCAGAACCTACCACGAGCATACAAAGGGTTGTTCTCGCCTCGCCACAAGGACTGGCTCATAGCTGAGGCCGATGGGTCACAGCTTGAGTTCCGTGTGGCTGGGCACATAGGAGACGACGATGTTATACGCAAGGAAGTACGAGAGGGCTATGACGTCCACCGCTACACCGCATCAATCATCAATCAGGTGCCAGAAGCACAGGTCACTAAAGAACAGCGGACAGATGCGAAGCCAGACACGTTCAAGCCTCTTTATGGAGGCCAGTCTGGTACCAAAGGACAGCGGCGATACTACGCGTCCTTCCAAGAGAAGTACTCCAGCCTCAACGCTACTCAGGAGGGCTGGTGCGTAGAAGTTGAGTCCCGCAAGGGGCTAGAGACCGAGTGGGGTATGCGCTTCTATTGGCCAAACGCACGCATGACCGGATGGAAGCAGGATTACCACGATTCAATCGAAGCAGAATTTCCTCCAAATGAACGGGAACTTTTTGAAGAAACCGCTGTCCAATCACTTACCCACGATGTATACCAGTATCTGGATACGGTATACGATGTACAGTTTTCCGTTCCGCTGGGTGTGGGTATCCTAGTAGGTAAGCATTGGGGCGAGCCTCTGGACGGAGAAGATGAAGTAAGTATTCAAGTAGAAACACCATTTGTTGGAGAAGCAAACTATGAGTAAAGTAACAGCCGTACTGGAAAAAGCACACAACCGAAACGGATACTGGTCTATCCTTGTGGATGGCAACTGGTACTCCACATACAAGACAGATCACTCAGACAAGGAAGGCCGGACGGTAGAGGTTGAGTTCGACGCAGTAACGAAGAACAACAAGACCTTCTACAATGCCAAGAGCGTAACAGTGGTAGAGTCGGCCCCAGCACCCGCTTCCGGGCCGAGTAACTCGGGCGACAACAGCTACGACGCACGACAGCAGTCGATCGTACTGCAGTCTAGCTTCAAGACTGCGGCGGAGGTTGTATCAGCCGCACTTGCCGCTGACGCTATCGCATTTGGCAACGCCAAGAAAGCAGACAAGCTTGACATGATCATGGATTGTGTTGAGTTGACAGCCGCCCGCATCTACGGTAGCTGTAGTAATCCAGAAGACTTCTTGGCCGGGATGGCTGGTGCCATGCCAGTTGGTGAGGACGACGACTGGAATCCAACGGAGGCGTAACACGTGAGAGGCACGAAGGCAAAGAAGCTGAGACGCTACGTCAGGAAGAAGTACGGGTTTCTTGCTGACGTACCTCTCTACAAACGAACGGAGGCGTAACACGTGAGAGGCACGAAGGCAAAGAAGCTGAGACGCTACGTCAGGAAGAAGTACGGGTTTCTTGCTGACGTACCTCTCTACAAACGAAACCAATACACAGGCCAGATCACACTGGCTGAGCACTGCAAACGAGCGCTTTATCAAACGATGAAGAGGAACTACAAACGGAGACATGCCCATGTTTGAACAGCACAAAGCTGATGAGTTGAGAGATATCGCTATGGCCGCAGGCAAAGTACTGCTTGACGAAGTAGCCGCAGTTGATTTCTCGGAAGTAATTGACGAAACCGACCACTACGCAATCCGACCGTGTATCGTTATCGAACGGTCAGGACAGCAACTCCCCGTCTACGGTATCTACAACAAGGATACCAACATCAGGGAGGCCGAGTCTCGACAGATCGGTGGTGCCAAGGAATGGTTGCGTGTGCTTTCCAATGCCGCCGAAGGTAAAGACCCGGGCCTGCCGGGGCTTGACGAGGTAATGGAAGCACCGGAGGATAACGAGGAGGAATAAAGTGAAGCTGTTACTGGATGGCGACATTTTGGTGTATAGATGTGGCTTCTCCGTCGAACACACCAAGCATCTCGTCTTCGATGCCAGCGCTGATGAAGGAGACCCGCCCATAGCGGGTCCCTTCGATTCTGCAAAGGAAAGAAACGAGTGGATGAAAGAAAACCTTGGCGACCAAGAGATACAGCTGGGTTCCTACAAAGACATCGAGCCGTTAAGTAACGCCCTTGGTAACGTGAAGACTGTAATGAATGCCATCACCGGATACTTAGGAAGCGACGACATCCAAGTGTTCTTGAGTGAGGGCGAGTGCTTCCGTCACCACCTAGCTACCATCAAGCCATACAAGGGAAACCGAGATCTGGCTGCCAAGCCACGGTACTATGACGACATACGTCAATACCTGATCAAGACGTGGGGTGCGCACGTCTGTAGCTCTATCGAAGCAGACGACGCGCTTGCCATGAGGCAAACCAAAGACACGTGCATCGTGTCGATCGACAAGGACCTGTTACAGGTTCCCGGCAAGCACTACAATTGGGTCATCGGAGGAAATGACGGCAAGTGCTACGTGTCCCCAGAGGTTGGCTTGAGGAAGTTGTACCAACAGGTACTCACTGGCGACAGCACAGACAACATCCCGGGCATCCGTGGTGTTGGTCCGGTCACAGCACGCAAGCTACTGGCTGATGTGCCAGCAACCAAGAAGGACTTATCCGCCGCCTGCACTGCCGCTTGGGACAAGTACCTTAGCTCAGACGCTGGCGAGGGAGACGGGTTCTACAAACTTGAAGAAGAGGAGGGTCGCTATTGGTATTACCCGCACTGGCACCACGACGGAGACATGGAGTTTAAGATCGAGTCCGATGCAGAAACTATCGCCGCAGAGGTCTTCGCCCTAGTAGAAGTAGGAGGTATGAATGCCAAAGAGGCGCTCAAAGAAAACAGCGAAGTCCTACCTCCCGCCTGACAAGCGGAAGGGACTGAATCCGCCAGAGCCTTACCGCTCTTGGCTGGAAGCTGATGTAGCTCACGACCTGTCCGAACAGGGAGTTGAGTTTGAATACGAAAGTGAAACGATAATCTACGTTGTACCAGCACAGACACACAGGTATACACCAGACATCAAGCTCCCAAACGGGATCATAGTTGAAGTAAAGGGTCGCTGGACTGCGATTGATCGCAAGAAGATGGGCCTTGTGCTGGAACAGAATCCAGATAAAGATATTCGCATACTGTTCGCTATCGACAACAAGATTAGCAAGAACAGCAGAACACGCTACTCCACGTGGTGCAAGCGCCGAGGTATCAAGTACGCTATCGGCAGAGCGGTACCGAAAGAGTGGCTAGAGGAGAAAGCAAAATGAGTAACGAATTTTACGAAGGTGGCTTTGGTATTGTGCGCACGTACGGTAGCAAGCTTGTCGATCTCGACGACCCGAAGCCAGAGATGATTGATATCTTAGACGTCGCTTGGGGACTTGGTCGGCAGATTCGCTTCAACGGGCATATCAAGCATGATCATACCGTGGCACACCACTCAATTATCATGAGCTACTTGGTGCCCGAGAAGTACGCACTGGAAGCCCTGCTTCACGATGCCAGCGAGTCGTACATTGGAGACATTGTGCATCCAGTGAAGCGGATGTTCCCAGAGGTTGCTGAGCTTGAGGATAGGCTGCTCCATATTATTATGGAGAAGTACGGCGTTGTTCATCAAACCGTGCAGATGGGTGGTGGCGAGCCGTCGTACGTTAAGCACCCTTCGGTCATGGAAGCTGATCTCAAGTGCTATCAGCACGAGGCGTATGGCTTTGGTCGCAAGGGCAAGTGGCATCAGGATGTAGAAGATGCGTGGCTTGAGGCCGCGAAGGCCCACGAGGATTACTGGCAGTCACCTATGTACGCGTTCCTCCAACGCTTCAACATGCTGACAGGTGTTGAGAATCCAATGGACCTTGACCTTGACGAGATCACCCGGGTGTGGTTCCCTGAAGATTGGCAGGCAGAGCAAGCCATGAAGGAAGCAGAGACCACACCGATCGAAGAGATGGACGCTTACCTCGATGAGATTGAAAAAAAGGAGGAGGAAAAGAAAGATGAGTCGTAAGTTCACCCCAGTATTCTACATTGGTGTGTCTGGCCCAGCCAGATCAGGCAAGGATACCTTTGCCGAGTATCTTCAGGATGCTTTGTATGATCAGCGTCCGCATCTTGGTATTGCTTATGCACCGCTTGCTTGGCCAATTAAGGAGATGGTCAATAGCCTGCTTGGAATCTGTGGGGCTAAGCCTTTACGCGAGCTGCAAAAAGAGGAGGTCATTCCAGAGCTTGGCGTATCGCCGCGTCGCTTGATGCAAACGCTTGGGACAGATTGGGGGCGCGAAGTCTTGGGTGATGATGTATGGCTCAATATTGCCCGCAGTCAAATCGAGCGGTACAATGATATAGATATCGCAATCATCCCAGACATCCGCTTCGAGAACGAGGCTAGACAAATGGACCTCCTGTTCAAGGTGGTTCGTAGCGCATCAGATAGACCAGAGGTCGAACAGCACGCATCAGAGATCCGCTTCGAGAACGAGGCTAGACAAATGGACCTCCTGTTCAAGGTGGTTCGTAGCGCATCAGATAGACCAGAGGTCGAACAGCACGCATCAGAGGATGGGTTCAGCGATAACTATGTACACCACTTTATCAGGAATAACGATGACCTAGAAGAGCTTAAGGCAAAGGCTGACGCCTCTGCTAGTCGCACCCTTCAGAGCTACGACCGCTTCACCACCTTACTAGCTATGTACTACGGCTCAGTCTGCGACCCGTTGGAACTGAGTAGCACATGAGAGGAAACAACGTAATGCAAAAAAGAAAAGACACCGTGATCAACGTACCGATTCTTGAGCTGGAGTTCATGCTGAACACAGTCGAAACCCTTGAGGCGGATGTTGAACAGCTTGAGTACGACAATGATTGGTACTCGTCAGACAGTATAGACATGCTGACTGCGAGTAAACAAATCCTGTGCAGACTGCTCGGGAAGGAGACAGACCCTGATGAAGAACACGAAGATCAGTAAGGAACTGATTCGATATTGTGATAATGAACAGGAAGAGGAACGAATCAAGGCCGTCTTAGAGCACGGGAGTAATCGAGCGGCCGCTGAGCATCTGGTAGTTGACAGGCGTACGGTTGACAGAACTGTTAACCGTGTTATGGAGCGCGCAGTATCTGAGGGGTTCGTACTTGACACGGCCCCTCGGATATTGGTCTTTGATATTGAGACCGCCCCGTCCTTATCGTGGATGTGGTCGCTGTACAAACCAGTGTTTGGGCACAACATGATGGAGCAGGAAAGCTACGTTTTATCATGGGCTGCCAAGTGGCTTGGTGACGATGAGGTCATGGTCGATGGCATCTGCAATAACCCGAACTACAGTGCGGGTGACGAAGATGATCGGCGCATGCTAGAAGGAATCTGGGAGTTGCTAGACGACGCAGATTTCGTAGTAGCACACAACGGCGACAAGTTCGATGTGAAGCGGCTCAATACGCGCTTTGTCCTGAACCGCATGGTGCCACCGTCGTCGTACCGAGTCATCGACACGCTCAAGATTGTGAAGCGTACGTTTGCTTTCGATAGTAACCGACTTGATTTCCTGCTCAAGGTATTCTTTGATGATAGCAAGGGTGAATCAGGCGGCTTCGAGACGTGGCGTGGATGCATGGCCGGAGACATGGAGGCTTGGGACCAGCTCCTTGCGTACAACAAGGACGACGTGACCAAGCTTGAGCAACTGTACCTTGAGATCCGTGCGTGGGATAGGCTGCATCCGTCTGCCGCTATGGCTGGAGGCGTGCGCAAGACTCACGTGTGTACAGTATGCAATAGCGAGAACGTTGAGTTGATCCCGGGCAAGTACTACCCCACTGCGGTCAGTAAGTTCCCGCTGTTCAGGTGTAATGACTGCGGTGCTACCATGCGCTCTCGTGATTCCGTGGTAACGCCACAGCAACGTGCCAACTTGTTAGTTAAAGTGTAACAATGCCCGTCATTACAGACCACCCGAAAATGGTGGACAGACTTGCTCGTCGATATATCGAGGAGTATGACAAGGGAGGGCCATCACGCGCCCTCCGCTTTGCCAAGCAGGTACTGAAAGATGGTAAGCTTAACACGAAAGTGAAAAAACGCGTAGAAGAATTACTGGAGATTGCGCCACATGAGTAAATCAAAATACACGCCAGAAGAACTGGACATGATTGAGGCCTTCCAGAAGGAGTTCTCGTGGAGCAGGCTAGAGGAGGTCAAGCCACACTTCAAGCCCTTCTTCATGAAGTATCTTGAGACCACCACAGGGTGGTCGGACGATGAGATACTGGCTGAGGCTAAGGAACGAGAAGAGCTTGGACAGAAACCCGGTCACTTCTTTATAACCTGTCCCCATTCTCTGCTGTACGCAAGTGGTTCGCCAATGAACGGGCGGATCACTTGCTCGTGTACAATCACGAAGAGCACTACGAATGGGTGCAGGATACCACAACTGGCTTGGTTGGCGCAGTGTTACAGCTGCGCCTCCCGAGTCTCTCCGCTCCCGAGATAGGAATCCCCCTGCCTATGCTCGTCACCTACCCTCCGGGGGACATCATAAGGATCATTATCGATCCATCCTTTTTCCCACACAAAGAAAAAGGGCAGGACCATATGCTGATCTCTGCCCTTGCTTACACTGGCGAGTTGCTTGTTCTAGATACTGCGAAGATTAGAGCCGATCAGCGGGAGAACCTGTTACCGGAACTAATCTACCAGCACGAGCTGTTTACTTATCTCTGGCAGGCTTCTGCCTAAGCAGGCCGATTATTCCTTTCGCTTCTTTGGTCGCCGCCTTATCTCTGGACGCATCATAGCTAGTCTTTGGCGGGGTGAAGCCCTGCATAGACTGCCTCATGTACTTGTCCAGTTTGCGTCGCGCCAGCACGCGCGAAGCTCGCGTTCTACCGGGAATAAATCCAACTACTTTCGCGGCTCCATTGATCATCCGATCGTTCAGGGCCACAAACGCCGCATCGTTTCCGTCTGGCATATTGTTTCGCACGTACTCCACTACCATAGCTTTAGCCGCAGTGTCGCGCTCGGAGTCAATGATATTGCGCCCGGGCTTATTGCCCGGAGGCTCGACGGGCAGGTTACCCCTGCCGCCATCGGACGGCGGCTGTGTTGCCGGAGGTTCGGTAGCCGGAGGTTCGGTAGCTGGCGGCTGCTCAGCCGGTGGCTGTTCAGCGGGCGGCTGATCGTAGATTGGGTTGGTGCTACCACGCTTGTTCGTTGAGGGCAGGTACTGTGACGTATCCAGAAGCCCCGGTCCTATGTCCCCGATCTGAGGAGCGGTTCGCGTGTTGATATACTTTTGCGATAGGCTTGTCATGATATGCTGTTCCTCATCGGTGTTACGCTGTACGCGCCGCTTGCTCTTGGTGCTGGGCGGTTCATTCCGCGCTGCTCGGTACTGCGGTTGCGCGCCATTGTCTGCATCGCACGGCCATAGGCCGCTTGAGCTGGCGAGTTATCGCGCTTCTTCTGCATGGTATTGTAAGCACCCTGCAGCTTGTTCTGCGCCTGCGTAGCGGGTGCGTTTCTATCCACTCCCGGTGCCTGCGGAGCAGGCTGTACGGGACGTAGCTTGTACGGCCCCGGCGCAGCTTTCTGCTGTGCCTTCTTTTGTGTTCGCTGCTTCTGCGCCAGCCTGCGATAGGCGTTGCGGATTCGCGAATCACTCATCATCTTTTGCCACATTTATTAACTCTCCCAGTTATCACCAAGCGCCATCACTGCCGCAACTCGTTTAGCACGGCCCGGAGTCTGCTGCTTGAACCACGCTGAGTTCAGTGCTTCGTCAGCCGCCGCCGCATACTTACGATTGTTAATCAGGCGCAGCATGTTCGAGAAACCGGACACCCCTGCTCCGCCCATTTGGTATATCATCTCCAGTAGTGCTCGACGCACAACTGGCGGGTGGCTATCAAAGTCACCAATGCCGGGTATCCTGCGCGCACGAGCTAACAGCTCCGCCACATCTTTCTCAAAGAAGTCTGCGGCCTGCTCTGGGGTAATTCTATCTCCGATTTTAAGGTTGTCTTCTGGGCGCACCAAGTGACCAACGCCAACCGTCGGTGCACTGCGTCCCTTGATTGGATCAGCGTACACCTGCAGCTCCACGCCCTCAGACTCTACCAAGTGGCGCACCATCCCGCGCATGATTGGATCGCTCAGCCCAAGCCGGTTGACCACGTGAGCGTACGCATCATCTCTCGACAGGTCTGCTGACGTAGACAAATCGGGCGCTAATGGGAACTCTTCGTTGTTAGCGACTGTGCTGCGAACAGCCTGCTCAATATCATCTTCACCAATCTCTGATTGGCCCGGGATAAAGCGCATGGTTCTGCGCACCACTTCTTCGATTCCCTCTTCTTCTACTGGATACATCATGCTCTGTGTGTCCTCCTCCTGAACATCGGTTTGCGGTGCAGGTAACGCCTCAGTTGGCGCAGCCTGCTCTTGCGTACGCTGAGCGGCAGCCCGCAACTTCTGCGGCAGGTCGCGGTCGTACTCGTACCACGTACGCTCCTCGTCTGCCAGTACACTCTCATACCACTCCGCACGTGTGCGTGCTTCGTCTTCTGTCATATCTCCCAGCATGAACGGACCTCCGCTACGAGTCAGGTAGTCCACCACCTGATCCATAGTAATCGGAGTATAGCGGCCTTGGAATACCTCGGCCATCGACAAGCCACCTCTCTGCTGGAAGAAGGCATTACTCTGCGTGAGAGTCTCCTTCATCTGCTCGAACGACATCCCCATCCGCTGGTTCGCGATGTTCAGTGCGTTGTGCATCTTCTCGAAGTAGTACTTGCGCATCCCGTCGTGCATCTTGTAGATTTGCTGGACGTCTTCAAAGCTCTCAGCATCTTCAAGCGCCTGCTTCATAGAACGGGTAACGCGATCGTACTCTGCTGTGTGCCCGCGGAACGTCAACGACCACTCTTCCGGTCCAATCACTGAGTGCTGGAACCCGGCTATATGCTGCAGCCCACCAAGGAATATGCTGAGGTCAGACATATCACGGTACGTGAGATCGTCTTGTTTGTTGGCCCATCTAACTGTCCAGTCACGCAGGTCTTCAGCCTGCGCTACGAGACGTGGGAACGCAAACGATTCAATCGACGTGGCTGCTAAAGAGCCTAAGAGGTTAGAGAAATACCCAGCCTTCTTGCCCATACCCCGGCCGCCGAGATCTCCTGTAAAGAAGTTATCCACATCATTCGCCAAGCGTTCAATAGCGCTCGCGCTACGGCGATCTTCGGCCTTGTCTCTGTTCTCATAGCGCTTCGAGAAGCTGGTGAAGAACAGCTCTTCCTGCAGGCCAACATCAGCGATCCAGTTCCCAAAGAACTTAGCCCACATCCAAGCCGTACGCTCGTCATTGTTTGCGGCCATGTCCTCACGCATCTGCTGTGATGCAAAGAAGAGGCCGTTTACGATACCACCAGTCGGAACCACATAGTCCGCCTTGGACAGATGGATTTGGTGTTTGTCTTTATCAACCTTCGTCACAAGGTTAGCAGAGTACGCATCCCACGGAGGGAGTGCATCTCTAAACGAACGTCTAGCAGCTGTGTCATTGGACAATGCATCACCAAGGCCAGCGAACTGACCTATGATACCCTCATCATCGTCATCGTCGTCGTCCCACTTGTCGTATAGCTCCTGAGCTGTCTTTAGAGCGATCATCGGGGCCACAGAAGCGCCAAAAAGCGAGCCTACCCACACAAGGGCGTGACTAGCGTTACGTATAGTACCCATAGCCATCTGTTCGGCGCGGTGATGCGGTGCGTCGACGAAAGAGCCGTCCGGTCCCTGAATCTGACCAGCGAACATCAACGCGTCTTGGTAAGCCGCGTTCATGCTGGTGCGCGCAACCTCAGAGTGGAATGTCGGGAAAGCGCCGAAGAACGGGAACCTCGATACTGCCCGTACCCCACCGAGCGCCCTGCTAAACGTCGGGTACCTGTTCTTGGCTTGTTCAGCACCGGAGTCAAACGCCTCTTCCAGTAAAGCCTGCTCTTCTTCGGTGAGCTGCTCGCCCTTCAAGAACTTAGTGTGTATATCCTTGCGGTTGTGCACATGGTGCAGGTAGTTGCCTGCGTAGACCACCATGCCAACCATCTTGAGGCCCTCGTCCTCAAGTCGGAAGGTATTCTCTGCGATGTACTGCCCGCGGCGAGCCGTGCGTCCTGCTGCGTTCACGAAAATCTTCAGAGCCTTCTTTGCAGAAGAGTCTTGACCTTCGATACCAACAGACCCGCGCGCCTTCATCACCGTAGCGAATCCGTCCTTGCTGCTTACATCAAGATAGCCGCCGGAGAAACCGCCATCGAACAGCAGGTTTCTCTCCATAGCCATCTCCACCACACGCCTAGCTACCGGGTCTCCTTTCTCAGCAACCCATCCGCGTGTACCGTACGACATAGCGCTAAGCACTTCGTGCCCGATTGCTGTCATACCCGCCTTATGCGACAGATACATGTTGGTTCCTGCGGGCGTGTGCATGATGTGTTTGAACGTGGTGCCGACTATGTTACGCACCTGAGCCGTGGTGCTATACACTACAGCCATGACTTTGGATAGACCAGACATGCGATACGCAGTCTGGAACGCACCCTCCATCGCGTTACCGCCAAAGTGTATACGGAACATATCGCGTGTGGCCTCAGCGACACGCGCCTGCACCTTGATCTGGTGTCCTGCGCGGATGATCGGGTTGCCCTTCTCGTCGGTACCAACCATCACGGTGGTATCACCAAGCCTAGTGCCTGCTGGGGCGATAGGCTCAAAGCCCTCGACGTTCTGATCAACAGCCAGCGGGTCTAGTGCCCATCCTTCTCGAATGCCGTGGTTGATTGCCGTTTGCAGGTACTTGGACGACTCGGTCGTTTGCACCAGCTTCTTTACCGTATCCAGCATGATGGACTCGGGGTCTGTAACTTCGCCCAGCACGCCCCGCAAGATTCGCTGCACCTTGACATTGTTATACGCACGATCCGCGGCATTTTCCAGTTCCGGGAACTGCTGCTTGACGTTGGCGATATACTGATTGAACGTCATCTTCGCCAGCGCGCCCTTGTTGCCCTCGTACCACTTGTCGAACTGCTTGCCCATCTTGAGCTGATGCGCCCGAGCCGCTATGTACGGCGTCTCGGAAACAATATACTCACGATCGGACTTCAGAAGCTCACGACGCTTCTGGATTGTCATGTCGCCGCCGATACCCAGCGTAACGCTGTCCTCTTGACTGCGCCTGACCGGCTTATCTTCTGTCAGCTCAGTGAACATCCGGCGGATGATGCCAGCGAACGGGTGATCCCCGTTACGGTCTGATTTTGGATACAGCTCAGTAACCAGCGAGCGCAGCTCTGCGGTCTCTACGTCTGTGAGATAGCTACGCCCAAACTCCCGCTTGGTTCTGGTGTACATTACCTCGCCAGTATCGGGGTCTTTCTTGATCTTGCCCTTGCGATCACGTGCTGGCTTGTGTATGTTGCCGAAGTCGCGCTCTAGGGTGGTACCGTCGTCGCGACGAACCACCAGTTTGTAGTGTGTCTCTCCAGTCTTCCGGTCCTTGACCTCGCGGATGTGTTGAGTGTAGATTCCGTGGCGCGTGTCAACAAAGACATTCATGAGCTGGTCTCGATCCATTCTCTCCAGCTCTGTGCGATCCATCGGGAGGCCCCACGCTTCCTCAGCGTGGCGCATAAGAACCCGCTCGACGCCCTTCAGATTGCGCTTCGCGCTAGTCCGAATAATCAGTCTGGTCAGGAAGTTGTTGCCCTGAGACAACCGCTTGCTTGTATACGGGTGCCCTTCCTTGATGGCGTGCAGCGTTCCCTCTGCGGTAAACGCGCCGAGATCTAGGCCGCGTCGCTTAACTACTTCCCACCGCTCCTTCAGCTGGTTGAGCACTTCTTGCGCCTCAACAGGAATGGTCTTACCATATTCTGCATAGATCGCTGCTGGACTGGCCCCATCCATGAAGGCAGTAAACGCCCTGCTGTCCTCAGCACGATCCAGCTTGAACCCAGCCCGTCTCATAACAGGCAGTACGCGCGCGAAGGCATCCATAGCCTCTTTTAGCTCGCGATTAGTCCGGCCTTGAATACGCTCGTTGGCACGCATCAGCGCACGCTGTCCTACGGAGCTGCCTTTGAGCGCTCCATAGCGACCGCCAAGATAACGCTTGATCTTTGCTCCAAACCTACGCAGGAACCACTTGTCGGACAGCCAGTTCAGGAATACCGAGCGCCCCAGCGGATCGCTGCGATCCATGACGACAGTATTAACCGCTTCTTCTCGTGACGCCCTGCTCTCGGGATCAACCGACAGACCAGTAAAGTCTGGCGGCGTTACTCCCGCCTCTTTCGATTCCTTGATCATGGTCTCGGTCATGTTACGCGGAACCACGAACTCCTCGATGTACCGCTTGGTCATCTCGGTCAGGTCTACGCCGAGGAAATCAGCCATCTCCTTGTTGAGCTGGCGCTCTGCGGTTGTTAGCTTCTTGTCCATCGTGCGCAGCTTCTGCTCCGCAGGAGACAGACCAGCGTTCGCCTTCTTCTTGGGTCTTCCCTCGAAGAGTGCGCCGTAGTTGCCGCGCATGGTGATGTCTGGATAGAACTGGTTGCGCAGTTCGTCTTCAAGCAGGGTCTCGGGGCTAATGAACTCCCCGTTCCGCTCCTTGCCAAACTGCATGTTAAACTCTTCCATCGTCACGCCGCTCTGGCGTTCCTCGACTGGAGTCGGCAGTATCTGCGGAAGCTGCGGAGAAGGAAGATTCAAGAAGCTTTGAGCGCGCTCTTCTACGATCTGGCGGTTGAAGTATTCTTCGGCCCAGCGCTCTTCTGGCGACATGGCCTCCCACTCAGCAGCCGCTCGATCCTGTTCCTTCGCTGCCTCCAGACCTTCGCGCGTACGCTGGATAGCGTCCGGCACGTTCTCGCTTGACATGCGCTCAGCACGCTCTAAGAGTTCGCGCTCTTTCTGCTGACGCCTACGTATCTTGCGTCTGTTCTCTGCTTCGCGCTCAGCCCTCTTGTTAAATTCTTCCGTCTGCTTATCAATGACCAGACGACGCTCAAGCATCTCAGCTTCTTTGGCCTGCTCTTCCTTGGTCTTCGGGCGGTTGGCCATCCACTCAGCGTGCTTCTCTGTAGCCTCACGCAACATGCGTCCGGCGACTGTACCAGCAGCGTCTGCTATGCCGGGGAAGTTGGCCCCAACACCAGTCTCTCCACCCATAGCTGGCTTGTTCTTGCCACGCCTAGACAGCGGGGCACCCGCCCTGCGCTGGCGCGTGCTAATATCCATAGCCATCTGGCGCTGGCGCTCACGCCTAGCGGCCTCAGCTTCTCTAATTGCAGCTTCATCACGAGCTGCGAGCTGGTCTCCGTAGTACTGCTTGACAAGCTCTACTGTTTCATCAATGCTCTTTCCATACTTCTCGTTCAGTAGCAGCGCCATAGCACGTGGGTGCATGCGCTTGCCTTTGTTGATACGGTACTTGGTGCCTTCTCTGCCGGATCGTTCGGTTTCATTGAGCACCAGACTTTCTTTTGCAACAAAGCCGCCGCCCTTGCCAGTTACCTTTGTGGGCAGGTTTTCCAGCCACTCAATCGCTTCGAGTCGGCGCTTGACATCAGCATAGCTATCGGTGTCCACGCCCTCAAGCAGGTCACGACCATAGGCTGACACAAGCATGTCGTTGGTGATCTCGATCATCAGATTCTGATCAGCCTTGGACATGTTTGAAATAGAGTCTTTGATAACCTCTGCAGTCCACAGCTTCTTCAGAAGCTCGAAGTGACTAAACTCTCCGCCAGTCTCTGCGCGGTACGTATCATCAAGCGCAGACAGGAAGTCTGCAGTAGCGTTCGCTTCGCCAAACTCTCTGCCCTTGCCAATGCCGCGGCCCTCTACGATAGCACGACGTGCAAGCGCGTAGAGCTGCTCGGTCATCTTCTTGTGCGCATACTTGCGCTGCAGGTATCCGTAGTCTGTGGTCCACACGCCATAATCAGACGTGTTGATGTGCTGGTAGTACGGCTTCAGAGCCGTTACCAGCTTCTCAACGTTAGCTTGGACAACCGAGTCAATAGGGCTCTTATACTCACCAACCGGGAGATAGAGATCTTTCTCTTGGCCAAGGATACGCCCAAGCCGCTCGTTCTCGATGCGGAGCTTTTCAAGCTCGCGCTGCTCTGCAGCCTTGAGCTTCTCGCCTCGCTCGTTAAGCTCGGCGCTCTTACTCTTCAGCTCTTCAAGACGCTCCTGAACACGAACGTACTCAGTTTCATCAGCTATCTGAGCGATGAGGTCTGGATCAATCAGTTCAGCAGGAGCCGCTAGCTCTTCGTCAGCCAAGGACTCACGGCTCAGCTCGCTCTCGACCTGCGCCTCTTCTTCTCGCTGTACTTGCTCAAGCGATACGTCTGCTGTCGGGTCTGTCTCAACGTCGAGGATGGACTCGATGTCTTCACGCAACTGCTTGATGTCGTCGCGCAGGTTGCGCTCTTCTGCAGTAAGCTCCTCTCGTGGGGTCTGTTCGCGCTCAGTCTTTTCAACAGGCTCTTGGGCTGCCTTGTTAGCCCTTCGCTCGTCTTCCTTGATCTTTCTTTTGCGCGCCGCTACAGTCTTTTGTGCTTCTTTTACCTCTTCCTCTTCTTTGCGGATCTGCGCTTCGGTCTTCTGGTCGGCTGGCTTTGCGCCACGAGCCTTGTTCACCAGCTCTGTAGCACTGGCAGCACCAGTCTCGCCATACTGCTCATCCAGCCACGCAGCATCAGGCTCTGCAACGACGGGCTTACCCCGGCGGAATGCCGGGAGGTCGCGCGTCTCGATGTTGGCGTTGACCTTGTTCGCCCCGATTGCGATCGGTGACGCAACGTAACCAGTTCCCTCCTCGTTGAGGCGGATCTCTATTTTACGTACAGCCCCGTCCCACTGCACTTGATAGGCAACTTCGCGCGCCGTCTGTCCTTTGCTTAAGCGGCCTTTGGCGTCACTCTCAATCAGGGTGACTACAGTACCAGCATCGCTGGGGAAGAAGTAAGCACCACCTTCGGGTGTCTGACGTAGCATCTCGTTGAGATACACCATACGAGTGCCGTTCTTTTTGACGGTCTCAACAACACCGTCTCGTCTGCTCTTCGCTTCCTTAGCGGCTTGGCGCATGGTCTCCTCGACCTGCGCTTGATCAGCCTCCTCACCACGAGCAAGGGAGTTGCGGTAGTCCACTGCTGCATCTTTAGCGGCGTTAGACCTAGCAACCTGCATTGACGGTGCGCCAACAAACGGAACCGCCTTAGATGCACCACGCGCACTAAAGCGCGCCGGGAACATAGACGCTTCCCCGCCAGTCACCAGAAGAGCCTCTGCGTTACGATCCACGTGCTCAACAAACTTCTTCGGCGGCCCGGACTTGGTGATCGAATCGCCTTCAGCCTGAGCCACGCCCTCGGAGCTGCGCGCTACGTGTACCTCGTCGCGCTTTCCTATGGGCCACGTGTATGTGACGGAGGACTTAGACTTTGGCACTACCCACCTGACGCGCACATTACGCGCTTCTGGGTCTACACCCAGCACCTCCCAGTAGCCGTGCGCCTTGGTGCCCTTCTTGATCTTTTCCTCGTAAGCGGCCTTACCGCTTTCGTTGAGGTAGTTGATGTTATCTGGGTCGTTCAGGAAGTTCGCGTAGTTTTTAGCCTGCTCTTCGTTACGCGTCCACGACTCCTGCTCTTCCCTGAAGCTGTACTTCTTGTCCTGTTGCGCTACGTCCTGCTTCTTGGCAGCACGCGCCCTATCAACCTCATCACGTATCGCTTGTTCGTACTCTGCAACTTCATTGGGCGTAGCAGTATCCACCTGATCGATAACGCCAGCACGAGCTGACTCGATCAAGCGCTGCTTGTGCTCCTCAAGGAGCTGCGCTTTACGTTCTTTATTTGCCTTCTTATATTCGTTATAGTAGCCGAGCGACATATCGTCAAGCAGCTCGGCGGTAGTCATCGTGTTGATCTCTTCCAGCTCGCGATTGAATACGCGGTTGGACTGCGCCTCTAGCGTAGTAGGCGCTTCCCAAGGAGCGCGTCCTATCTTGCCAGCCTCGGCCGGGTGTAGCGGAAGCTCCAGCTCCAGCTCTCCCTGCTCGCTGAACAGAGTAGCGTTATCCACCTCTTCCAAGGTGGTCTCGTAGTCTCGCCGCAACGCCTGCTGGTTCTCGTAACCAGCTAATGCGGTAAGGTCATCGCCGTAAGCAACGAGATCAGACATATACTGGTCTGCAGTCTCGCGCAGCGACTCCTCCCACATCGGGCTGAGCGAGGGCGGTACAGCATTCGGATCGCTGTAGTCGTCCTGCTTGGTAACGGGCGTAGTTCCAAGCCAGTCTGTGTAGGTCTGGCCAGTTGGCAGATCGACATTGAAGTCGGTGCCAACATCTGTCTCAACCTGTACGTCTTTACCAAGGCCCTGCTCACGAGCGACCTCTTCGCGAAGTGCGACTTCTTCAGCCACCACGTTCCGCTTGATCTGGTCGAACCTGTTGGCGGAGCGAACGTCAGCAACCGCATTGACTGTCGGACCCGGGAGCGCCACAAGCGCCATGCCCTTACCAACACGGTTTACGATGCCGATAATACGATCAACGCCTTCTTCAGCTGTCATGTATTCGAATTCGCCATCATCCTTCCACTTGGCAAACTCACCACCAACAGCCGTGATAATCTCTTGAAGAACCTCTGTTCCTGTTTCCGTTCCCCAAATAGCTCCGTAGCTTTTAGCAAACTTCTTTAATGCATCGCGTTTCAGGGGGTCTTTTAGGGCCTCCTTCATGTACTTATTAAGTTCTTTTCGGATCCCCTTCCTGAACGGGGCGGCTGCCATCTTAAGGCTGGCCATCTCTAAGCCAGCGTTAATAAGGCCTACCGTACGCGCCACACCAGCGACGATGTCGGGGTCTATAGGATCTCCGTTCTCGTCCTTGATGTCACGCATCTCTAAGAATGCGTGCCCAGCCTCTACCTTATAAGCAACCTCCGCCATGCCAGCAGCTGCACCAGCACCAGCACCAAGGAATGCGCCGCCCACTACGCCAGCCGGGCCACCTGCCGCACCAAGGAGCGCCATGCTTCCGGCACCAAGGGCTACTTCCTTCCACGACATCGCTGTGGCCATGCCGATGTTACCGATAATCTCACCAGCAGAGTACAACCACCCGGGGTCTTCATCGTATACCTTGGCAGCCTTGCGCTCAAGAGCCTCAAGCCTCTCCTCCATTTCAGGATTTGAGCCGGTTATATCGAGTACGTCACCGCCAGTGTCACCAATCATGGTGTTGGTTGCGCCGTACTCCATACCAGCGAACAGCCCGAGGTCTTTGTCTTCCTCCTCCTCGTCCCCTACAAGCTGGATAGAGAACGGGTCTTGCTGCCACTCACTCTTGAAGTACGTCACCATCTCGTTGACGTCTTCCTCCGCTCCGGCAGCCTGCGCGTTGCGAATAGCTTCTACGTACATGTCCTGACGACCGC